AGTCCCTGCGCCTGCGGAGCCGTCGGGTTCAGGTACGAGGCAGCAAGGCCACCGACGAAGTTGATCGGGATACTCAGCACCTGGCTAACGATCGACGTCTTCAGCTTCTTCCAGGCCTTGTCACCGCTGTTGGCGATCGCATCGGCCAGCGTGTCTTCGACGTGTTTGGCGGTGGAGTCCCACGATTTCGAAGCCGCCGCTGCCGCATCGGCATTTGCCTGCAGTACGGCGCCGGAGGCAAGCGATGCCGACAGCTGCTGCCGCTTGGCGATTTCAGAATCGAGGAAGGTCAGGCGGATCTGGTATGCGGCGAGCGCCTTATCGTCAAAGCCCTCGCGCTCGATGGCGCCCCGGAGGTAGTCGGCATCACTCTGCAACTGCGCCGTGTCCAGGTCGAGTGCTGCCTGCTTTGCCAGCTCGATCTGCGCCGGCGTCTTGCCGATCTCGGCGTTATGCTCTTTCTGCTTGGCGATGGCATCGTCCAGGCGCTTGTTTTCCGCCGTGCCCACAGCCTCGACGGACTTGATCATGTCCTGGTACTGCTTATTCTGGTCCGCCAGGATCTGCGCCGAGTCGTCGCCTCCGGCTGCCGTCATCTTCTGCACAAAGTCCTGATGTGCTTTGACCAGCTGATCGTATTTCGTCTTCGCGTCAGCCAGCTCTTGCGGGTTCTTCGCGGAAGCTTCCGATGCCAAGTACAGGGCAGATTCCTTGGCGAAGGTGATCGCCTCGGCAGCTACGTACTGCGCGCGCGCCGCGGCGCGGCCGGCATAGAAATCGTCGTCCGACGTGCCGAATTTCGAGTGGTACAGGGCCAGCATCTTGTCGCGCGCGTCGTAGATGCCCTTCTCCTGGTCGAGCGCAGTCTGCTCCAACACGATGGCGTCCTGCAGCTGCTTGGCGCGGTCGTCCTGGCCCTTGGCCGCAGGCGTGTGCGCCTTGGTGATGGCGGCCACGTGGTCTGCGATGGCGTCCGGCGTCACCAGAATGCTGTCTGGGTTGGTAATCTTGATCTTGTTGATGTCGGCGTAGTACTCATCGAGCGCTATCTGAAGGTCGGTCATTCCCTTTTTTTGGAGCTTCACGTCGTCGGCCGCGATGCGCGACGCCGCGTGTGAGGCTTCCGAATTGGCGATCGCCTTATTCGACTGGTCCTGCGCTTTTTGGTTGACGCCGTTCAAGTCGTCCTGGGCCTTGGCGAGAGCGACCACGTCGGCGGTCCGGATCCGCGCGAGCGCGTCCTGGCTGTAGGCTGTGCTATCGCCGCCATGGGTCGCACCGTACGTGCCGTTGTCGATCTGCCCGATTTCTTTCGTGATGCTGGCAACCTGAATGGCCGGCGTCGACTTTTTGCCGTAATTGCCCACTGCGTCGACGGCGCCACCGATCGCTTCCTTGATCACGTTCCAGCTGCGCGCGACGGTACCCAGGTTCGCGTTGATCTCGTCGGCGCGGTCGTGCACGGCCTTGGCGTAGGTGTCGGTGGCAAGCTTCGACGCGGCTTTCGCATCACCTTCGGCTTCCAGGGCGCGGATCTGCTCGTACACGGCTTCCGTCAGAAAGTGGTATTCGTCGTCCAGCTTGAGCGTCGCTTTCGATACCGCCTCGCTGGCGCGCGCGCTGCTGCCCTGGCTCTGCACGGCCAAGGTTTCGAACTGCTTGATGGTCGCGTCGATGGATTGGCCGGTGGCGTGCTCCAGGTCGACCACGGCGCCGGCGATGGTGCCGATCTGGTCTGCCGTGAACTTGCCGCTGCCGGCCAGCTCGGCAACTGCCTTCTTGGCGTCCGCGATGCTGCCACCGCTCGCCGCCGCCGCGTGCGCCAGGTCGTTCAGGCCATCGCTGGTCACGCCAGCATAGTCGCCGGTCAGGATCAGCGCATCGTTCATCGCCTTTTGGTCGCTGGCGCCCTTGATCATCGCGTAGCCGACGCCCACGACGGCAGCCGTCAAACCCAGCGCGGCCAGGCCGGCAGCGCTGAACAGCAGCCCGGCTGCGCCGGTCGTCTCGGCCAGCACCTGGATCGAGCCGGCGAAACGCTGGTAATTGCCCTGGCTGAGCTCGTGTGCCAGCACTACCAGCTCGCGGCGCGCAGCCGTGGACGACAGCGACAGCCCGTCGAGGCCGTGGCCGGCGGCGCCCAACTGGGCGATCAGCGGCGCGGCGGTGTCAGCCACCCCCAACTGCGCCGCACGGTACGCGGCCAGCTGCTGCGAATTCATGTTCAGCGTAGCAACCTGGTCCTGCAGTTTCTTGATGAAGGCGTCGGCAGCTTTCGCGGCCTGATCCTCGGCTGCCGCGGCGTCGCGCATGGCCTGCTCTTCGCGGCGCAGCGCGTCGATGGTGGCGCCCAGCGCGGCGGCCTGCTGCTGGGTGGCGCCGGATAGGCCCAGCTTGGCCGCGTTGTAGGCGGCCGTCTCCGCCCGACTCAGGCCGAACAGGTCGATCTCGCGCTGCAGCGCCTGCAGGAACGAGTTATTCGCTTCAGCAGCCCGCTGCGTCGCCTCCTGCTCGCGGCGAGTGAGTTCGATCGTGTCGCTCATCTGACCGTTTCGCACTGTCGTCTTCTGTGTCACGCGCGTCACGGACTCGCCCAACGCGTCGACGGCACCGATGGCACCATCAATTGCCGGCTCGACGCGATCCGCGGCGCTGGCCAGCGCATCGAGCGCGTCTTTCCCGGACATGACCGGGCGCGAGTCGAGTTCAATACCGAGCGAGGCGATATCAGGCATCTATTTGTCTTTCTTGTAATGCGCGGAGAGGTAGACGTCATCGATCCGATCAATGACGTCGTGCTCGAACGGGTCCAGGTGTCGGCGGCGCCGCGCCAGCCAGGCCAGCACCTCGGTACTGCTAAGCGGGTTCATGCCCATGCCGTTCTGGCGCCGGCGGGACATGCGCAGGTAGAGCTCCCAGAGGTATTCCAGTTCGACGGGCAGATCAGGCGTTTCGGGCGCCGCCTCGGCCTTGTAGAGCGGGTGGCGCTTGGCCGCGTCGAGGTGCTCGCCCTTGCTGTTGCCGTCCGCTGCGGTCGACCAGCGCTCGAACTGGTGCTGAGCGAACCGCAGCAGAGCGCCCGTCAGACTTTCAAAAAAGCAGCGTCCTTTGCCAGGCCTGCCTGGATTGCATCAACCCAGGTTGGGTATTTTTTGAAGGCCGCGGCCAGCACCGTCTTGTCCAGTGCTGCCGGCGCGCCGCCACTGGTGAAGCCGTACCAGTCGACCACGACGGCCAGGGCCAGGCGCTGCTGATGCTCGTTGGTGACCTCGACCAGCTTGGTTGCGCCCTCGTCCGTCTTGGTGTCGATGGCGGTGGCGGTGCGCGCGCCGCGCTTCACGCTTTCGACGCTCAGCGCGTCCTTCTCGGTGCGGTACTGGTCGCTGTTCTTGCCCACGATGACCACGCCCGCGACCGCGTCGCCGTCGGCGTTGAACAGCAGGTCGACCTTCAAAGTTGCGGGCGCTGCATCCGGCGTGGTCAGGTTGGCGATGTCGAAACCTGCGGAAATGATCTGCTGTGCGGTGTTCATATTTTTGGCTTTCTATTTTGGGAATAAAAAAGCCCGGCGTTTTCAGGCGCCGGGCAAAGCACAGGGCAATCAGCCCTGATCGGTGATGCGCCGAGGCGCGGTTAAACGAGCGTGGAATCTTGCACGGCCAGCGTGGTGGAGTCGTACTGCGGATCGGAGGGGTTCGACAACAGGATGTCGAAGGCGCAGGTAACGATCTTGTTTTTCTCACCATCGTCCACCTTGGCCGAGGTGATCTTGATGCGGCCCATCGAGAAGGCAAGGAAATCGGCCAGCGGCGCACTGCCTGCCGTCATTGCGTAGGCCAGCGACACCTCGGTCTCCTGTTTGAAGTAGTCGACATAGCTGGAATCCTGCATCAGCACCGTGAACTGGCCGGAGCCAGCGATCTTGCCGCGCGAGGCAGCCGTGGCGTACTTCGAACCAATAACCGGATCGATCTTGACCTGGCCGTCGATCGACAGCGACATGCCCGTGCAGATGACGGAGGGGATGCCAGCTACCGACAGCAGCGCAGTGGCACCGGCGAACTTGCCGGTACCAGGCGCGGCAGCTGGTGCGGTGAAGTAAGCCGCTGGCGTCGTCGGGCCTTCCAGCTTGCCCATGAAGGTGAAGTTTGCAGTCGTCAGGCCGTTGGGCTGGACGGCGATGTCCATTTTGCTGACCAGCTGGTCGATGAACGTGCGGTTGACCGAGATGGACGGATCCTGCACTTCGCCCGTGAACCAGTCGGTGGTGTGGCCCGCCAGCGGGGTGAAAGTGCGCTTGCCCGGCGCGGCCACGGTCACGTTGTCGCCGGCGGCTTTGACCACCATGGCGCTGCCATCCATGAATTGGCCGGTCAGCGTGAGTGCAGTCACAGCAGTGACGAAGAAGTTTTTCGCGTTGTTGGCCGTGGCCGGCGCCGTGAAGCCACCGATGCGCACCACGGTGCCGGCGCGGTGGCCATCCGTGATCCATGAGCCGGCGGTTCGTGCCAGACCGGTCAAGGACGAGGAGATCGTGGCGGCGGCCGCGGTCACGCCGCCGACGGTAAAGTCGCGACGCAGCAGCGCGGCGATCAGCAGCGCGTGGGTGCCGCACGAAGCCTCGGCGTTCAGCGCGCCCTCGACGCGGAAGTTGCCCAGGCGCGTGTCGCCCTGCTGCTGGCTTGGCGTGATCTCGTTGGAGCTATATTTGTCGGCCGCCGTGTCGAAGGTGGCGGTGACGCGCGGATAGTACTGGCCGCCAGAGGCCAGCGCCTTCGTGCCCTCGGCGGACTGCTTTGCCAAAACGAGCAGGGACGAAATGCCGTTCGCGGTGGTAGTGGTCATGGGATTGCCTTTCTTTGGTCGAAAAAAAAGACCGCCGAGGCGATCTGTGTGGGGTGCGGCGGGTTACTGGAAAATGTCAGCATGCCAGCGGATCTTGACCGGCAACATCCACAGGCCCTCTGCGATGCGGCCGGCGCCGACCTCTGCCGTGCGGTCGATCATCACTTCGACGCCGCCGTCGCTGAACGTGGCGCCGCGCCGGAACACCGCGCGAATCGCCTCAGCCTGCTGGGCCGCGTCAAAGCTGCCCTGGTCAGGTGGATACTGCAGGTTGA